AGAATACGTTCAAGGTAGCATACAGCGCCATGAATAAAAAGGAAATGAAGGGGAAGTTTGCCGTCACAAAGGAACTGATCACAAATACTGCGACGGAATCCGAACTGAATTTCAATACCTCTGAAGCGAAGACGAAAGATGGAAAGCAGCCGGGGTGCCTGGTACTGAATGAGATACATGCCTATGAGAACTATGACCAGATAAACGTATTCGAGTCCGCACTTGGAAAGGTGAAGCATCCGCGTGAATTTATCATAACGACAAATGGATACGTCAGGGAAGGGCCGCTGGACGAACTGCTGGTGATAATGAACGAGATACTTGAAACGGGGGAGAATCCGCTTGGATATTTCCCGTTCATCTGCAAACTGGACAGTATGGAAGAGGTAGACGATCAGGAGGCATGGCACAAGGCGAACCCATCCATGGAATTCATGCCAATTCTTGCAGAAAGGATACTGCATGACTACATGGAAATGCAGAGGCTTCCAAGCAAGAGGCCGGAATTCCTGACAAAAAGATTAAACCTTCCGGCAAGAAATGACGAGGAGACGGTTGCGAAGTGGGAAGATATCCTGAGATGCTGCTATAGGGACACCGAAAAAAGGATACCCAGGGAAACAATGGATACGAAGGGAAAGCCGGCAATACTGGCTATCGACTATGCGGATGTCAGGGATTTCGCATCGGCTGGGGTGCTGACTGAAGCAGAGGGAGAATATATCTGGAGGCAGCATACATGGATATGCTCGGAATCGCCATTCATTGATTCCATAAAATTTCCGATTGCAAGGTGCGGACAGCCAGAATTTCAGGATTTCGAAGTCGTGCAGGGTCCGGTAATACCACCAGAGCACATCATACAATGGTGCATGGAACGGATGCTGGAGTATGACGTGATCAAGATAACGATGGATACATACAGATACCATCTGTTTAAAACTATATTCGAGTCATACGGGATACAGGAAGAGAACAAGCAGAATCCAAACGGGCAGCTGAGACTGATCAGAAGAATAGCGTCGGTATGCGGAATCATCGCACCAGACATAGAAAGGCTGATTGCGGAAGGAATGATAAATTTCGGACCGTCAGCCATCATGAGATGGTATACAAACAATACGCAGATCACGACGGACAAATACGGGAACAAGCAGTACGGAAAGATAGAGCCAAAACTAAGGAAAAATGATGGATTCATGGCATTTCTGGCGGCAATGTTCTCGAAAGAATTAATTAAGGAGAAGGTAATCTATGTTTGACATTCTATTTCAGAATAAAAAAGGGAAACTGGAAAGTTATACAGAACTGATAACGGTAGGAATAAAGAAACTACAGATTTCCAGGCTTGCAATCGACAAGGCAGCCAATATGATAGCGAATGCGATAGCAAAGAGCGAGTTCATCGTGCAGAGAAAGAAAGGGAGACAAAAGGATCATATATACTACATGCTGAACATACAGCCAAACCCAAATGAGACGGCAACGGAATTTTGGATTGAGTCGGTAAGAAAACTCCTATTGGATGGGGAATGCGCCATATGCCATATGAATGGAAGCATGTATAGAATGGAATCGTACAGCACGGATAATATGGTGATGATTCCGAAAAGATATAAGGACATAACCATTGCATCGGGAGGAAATACGATGAGGCTGGAACGCGAGTTCACGGCGAGCGACGTGCTATGCATTACATCAAAAAATCAGAAAATAAAGTCATACCTTGAGGAAATCATGAAGATATATGACGATCTGGCGGGGGCGATGGCAGCAGCAAAAAAACTATCAAGCGCACCAAAATTTATGCTGGATGTGCCTGGACAGTCGCCAATCATAAGAAAAAAGAAACCCGACGGAACAGATGAGACGCTGACGATTGACCAGTATAAATCGGACATTAAAAGGCTGATAGAATCGGACGAGATTGAGATTCTACAGAATAATGCAAATATGATGATGCAACAGTTGAAGATTGAAACAAGCATCACGGCAGAGGAAATATCAAAACTATGGAAAACAATCAATGAAGAATGCGCGCTAGCCTTTGATATCCCAAAAGCAGTATTCCTGGGAGAGATTACGGAAAAGGCAGACAGCACAAATGAATTCATAACATTTGCAGTGGGATGGGTAATGGAACTTCTGAATGATGCCATGAATGCGACGTTCGTTGGTGAGGAGGACTATGTGAGCGGGGAAAGCATCTGGATAGACATGACGAGATATAAGCATGTAGATGCGATAGAGAGCGCATCAGATCTGTACAAACTGAGGGGAATCGGATTCAATTTCGACGAGATCCGCGGACTAGTAGGATGGGAGGCGCTAAATACGGAATTCAGCCAAGAGCGGGCAATTACAAAAAATTATACAGAAGAACTAGGAGGCGATAAGGATGAGGGAAAAAAGAAGGGAAAGGGAGAGGAAAGGGGGTGATCCGGAAATCTTCCAACTATGGGTAAAATAGCAGGAAATTATGAAAGGAGAGGGACATGCAGAAATACTACTCATTAGAACAGTCAGGCAAGACCGCGGACATGTACATATTCGGTGACATAACGAGTTATCCATGGGATGAGAAAGACAAGGATGCATATGGAATCGTAAAAGAACTGGAAAGCCTGGATGCAGATTCAATTAATGTACACATCAATTCCTATGGCGGGGAGGTATCCGAAGGCCTTGCGATCCACAACACCCTTCGCAACTGCAATTGCAAGGTGACGACATACTGCGATGGCTTCGCATGCTCGGCAGCATCGGTCATATTTATGGCGGGAGACGAAAGGATCATGAACAGCGCATCACTGCTTATGATACATAACGCCTGGACATATGCGGCAGGAAATGCCAACGATCTCAGGAAGCAGGCGGAAGACTTGGACAAGATCACACAGGCATCCGTAAAAGCATATATGAGATGCGCGAGCATATCCGAAGAGGAACTGAAAAGGCTAATGGATGAAGAGACTTGGATTACGGCAGAAGAGGCGATGAATTACGGGCTTGCTACGGGAGCCATGGAAGAGAAGGAGGAAGGAATAAGCCAGTCTGCAATGGGATACATACGAAAAAGGCTTTTAAGACCAGAGGAAAGGACAGAAGAAATCAAGATCACGGAGGATTTGGCTGAAGCCATTGCGGATAAGGTCATGCAAAAGGCCGGGGAATTTTTAAAAAAGAGCGAGCAAGAAGACAGTACCGGGTGGGGCAAATTTTTTAATGAAAGCAAAGGAGAATAGGAAAATGAGAATTGAAGAAATCAATAAGGAATTACAGCAGAAGATCGTAAAGATGCTCAATGAGGCAAAGCCAGAAGAGAAATCAGAGGCAATCTATGAGGCGGCAGCCATGATTGCAGCCGAAAAGCACAAAGGACTGATCGAGGAACTTACCAGGCAGAACGCACAGGCCGCGGCCGACGAGGATTATCGAAAGGCGCTTGGGCTAAGAAAACTGTCCAAGGAGGAGGAGACATTCTATGAGAGGTTCAAGGATATCAAGCAGTCCATCACGGCCAGCCAGATCGACATCATACCGACATCCATCATTGATAGGACGCTGGACGATATCAAGAAGAAGAGCGACATATTGTCACTAGTAGCGTTTGCACCGGCAGATGTAAAAAAGTGGATTGTAGCATCCCACTCAGGAAAGGCGGTATGGGGAGGAATTACGGATGCTATCACAGGGGAACTGTCAGCAGAAATCTCAGCGCTGAATAT